CAGCCCCGTACAAACCTAAGTACCAAGTTGTGATCTGTGTAACTGAAGTCAGAGCACTGCCTGCCATGTACTGAAGACCTGTGTTGACCACCAAGTTGTGTTCTGTTGCAGTCCACTTAACCTCGCCATCCGCGCCCACACACTCCATCGTGAAGCGGCCCATAGCCATTGCAGACTCGCCCGAACGTGTGCCACACACCAGCCCTGCGGCCACCACATCTTTACCTGTAACTTTTTCGTGTGACATAGAAACCTTTAATTAGAACTACGAATCAAAGCCGCTGTCGCTGTGTTCGCAGGCATAGTGATTGTAAAGTTAGTAGAAGTTTTGTCAGACCCAAAGTCCAACACGGCAATAGATTTATTACCTTGGGTAAAGTTGTAAATCAACGCGCAACGAGCCGTCACCGCAGCGTTAAACACAACATCCGCAAAGTCCACATAAGCGGTATACCCAGATGAGTTAATGGTCACACCAGTCAAAGTTACACCGCCCGCAACATACCCGCCACCGCTAACTTCATTGGTTGAGTCGTACACGGTCGTAGATTCGTTTAAATCAGCGCTGGCGGTAAACAAAGCAATCTTCAATGTGTTCGTAGACAAATTGTGAACGCCCGTATACAGCTCCGTTTTGAAGCTGGTGGTCTGGGTTTGTAGGATGTAACTCATGTCACAGGCATTCTAAATTGACCATCGCGATAAGCATCCATGCGCTGTTTTCCATCGCCAAGATTTTTAAGGAGGGATATTGATTGTAGGTACAACTTATCATACACAGCAGTGTCAGTAGCTTCACCTTTCATGTAGCGTAGTGCTTCAATCAATGCGCCGTTAAGAAGTGCGCTGTCAAAGTTATCACCAAGCCACGTGTTGTTTGCAGTCACAATGGACTCAGGGTAATAGTAAAAGTGCAACTCAACCGTGTAATTTGAATTCGGCGTAGGGCCAAGAATAAATGATAACTCTGTTGAGTCCAATGTAGAAGGCCCAAAGATGGCGTAGTGCTTGGGCAAACCCGTAGCAGACGCACTGGGGTACGCTTCACGAATGAAGTTGACATCTTTGTTCAGCAAATATTTGTAGTCACCAGCCGCATCCACAACCGCTAACGAATACGTTGACAAGAAGTCACCCGGCGCTGACAAGTACTTATTGCCTGTAGACAATACGCCCGTCATGTTCTTTCGCAAGTTTGCAATCTGTACCGTGTTGTAAATTTTTTGTTCTGCTTGACGCGTGAACATATCCAAAGACACATCTGCAAAATTATTTTCGCAAATGTCTTTAATTTGGGTCTTCAACTCGGTGTAGTTCATGTCTACCTCTTAGGCCATGGGGCCACGTGCCATTCTGCCTTTGGTCTGGGCTTTACCGCCACGCACCATGATACCTGACGTTTTAACTGACTGATCACCAGCAAACTTGCTGATGTTGCCAACGCTCATATTGACAGTGTCAGCTTTACTGCGGTTAGGGCCTTCACCGGGATTCTCAGCAACAGTTACGCTCTTACCACTCATTGTGTGTGGCTTGGCGTAAGAAGATGCGGGCTTGTTGTTTACTGTAGCCATATTAAACTCCTTAAGATACCGATACTGTACCGACAAACGTTGTCGCTATCAAGTAATTCGGCGTTAATCCTACATCAAAATTACTAGCCCCACCGACTGGATTCCAGCCCCACTGAATGTCCCGTGAGCCACCTGACAAGTTGTTGCCAGCGTTTATGCCTGACGTTACGTACGTTGTATCTCTACGTGGGTTGCGTAGAGCCTGTGGGTCATCTACCGGATACATACCCAACTGCAACTGCGGCTGATCGGGATCCCAACACTCTTGGCAGACCAAGATGTTGTATCTTTTGGTCTTGATAATTTCTTCTTTAAGGTTGCGCAGGCGAAACTGAAAACCACAACGATCGCATATCGCAATGGCTATCTTGCCGGACGCGTACCTATTTCCCATTACACACCACTTCCAAGGAACTGACGACGGGGTACAAAGCGAATTGCGGCCTTCTCGCGGTCTTCCCCTGCGGCAAGGTCGAACTGAGTGTCATACGCCTCTTTAAGCATTGGGAGGCGCTGTATCAATTCTGGTACCTTCATGGCAATATAGTACGCCAAGCCTGCCACTACACACGGCAGGAAGCGGAAATTCATGTCGGCTGTCTCTACACCAGCCCCTGCGTCCTGAATACGGCGTAGGCGGTAATACACGAGCGTGTACTGTTGCGAGTTATCAGGTGTGAGCCATAGAGTTGCTGCTGGCACATTGGGGTTGTACACGGTAGCGCCCGTAGTGTGCGCCGCTGGCGTAGTGTTTTGTTGTCCACGGAAACAGTTGTACAGGGTATTGCCTGTGATGTACCCGTAGTTAATGATCTCGTCGTCTAGTTTAATGAAGCCAGTTCCTGCGAGGTTTGACGCGTTTGCCACTGTGATTGTTGTGGCTGTAGACGTGATTGTCCCGTTTAGAGTTGTACCGGTGGGGCTTGTCTCACCACTCATACGTTGAATCCAAATTTGGATTGGGCGACCCGCCGCTAACTTGTTAGGGATAGTGGCGTACGTAGATACACTGATACGTGTGATAGTAAGATCAGCCTGTGTAGACGCTGTGTTACCACCCGTACGAATAACGTGCTCTAACAAGTCAATGGTATCGTTGGGCAGAGCGTATGTATTTTGACCCGGTACGAGGGGGATAGTCCCTTCCTCAATCGTCCACATGTTGATGCCACGGTTTTGCCACTCAATGGTCATCAGGTTCATGGAACGACGCGCAGTGCGCAGATCGTAGCCAGAACGCATCTCACGGCCAGCCCTCTCCCAAGCTTCTTCGGCAATTTCCGTGAAGTCCATGTTGAAAAGGTTTGTGCCGCTAGTGGTCATCTAAATCCTGCCGTTTTCTTTGCAATGGTTTTTGGTTGGGCTACAAACTGTTTACCAGCGGCTTTTCCTGCTCGCTTGGCTTTTGTAGTAGCCGCATATTCAGAGGATGACAGTGACTTGATAGCTTTCTCGGGCAAATAACGCTCCCCCGTCTTACTCGACGGTTTACCAGACTTGGTGCGCCATTTCTGATCACCCCAATCTTTTAGCGATTGCTGAGGTGCTTTCAATCTTTGTAACCTCCACCTGCCGCCTTGTAACGTTTAGCCATCAACTGGGCTTTACGGGCTGACCACTCCCCTGCGCCTGTGCCCTGCACTGCGGCGGCTTTTACACTGTTAAAAATCCGTTTACGAAGGCTGGGCTTCGTGTAGTTTCCAGCTTCGTTCACTTTGGATTTTACTTTACCGCCTTCTTTGTACTGCGTGAAGTCCGTGTTATCCCGACGAGCCTTCTTTTTACCGCCGGGCATTTTGCTTGGGGATATGGCTCCCATGCCTCGGCTGGCAATCATACGAATTTACCCCGTGTTTTGCCTTTAGTAGCGCAACCATCAGCACGGCTAGAGGCGGAAGAAACTTTACCGCCCTCTTTAAAACCCATAGATTTAATCTTTGCGCGGTCACGCGCATCTTGTGCGTCACGCTTAGATTCTTCTACAGCGTCAAAGTTAGCGGGCTTGGCAACGCCACGAGACTCACGCTTCATTTCAGCAGCAGCTTCGTTTTTGTTTTGTTCTCTTTGTTTTGTAAGTTTGTAATCGGCATAACCAGCCGCACCACTTCCTGCTAACAAAGCTGGCCCCGCATTATTCTCAAGAGCCTTAAAAACTTTACCACTACCGCCCCGACCTTCGTCGTATTCGTTAACGCTGCGTTTCATGATAGTTCCTTAGCAGGCCATGCCGCCTTTAGTCATCTTAACCATAGTGCCTTTAGTTTTGCCTTTTGTAGCAACACCGTCAGCACGTTTAGAGGCAGAGCCACCACTGGCCAACTTAGTTACGGGTTGACCTTTGTGCAAGCGGCCTTCGTGTTTGTTCACAGCTTTTTGCATCATGCCCTTGTCTTGCTTCATGTCTGCTTTAGCCATGCCGCCTTCTTTCATAAAACCCATTTTATTACGTACGGCTGTAGGTAACTTGGCCACGCCGGGGTTCTTTTTCATATCTACTGATTTCATATCGCCACCTTTAAAAAATTTACGGCCCTTGTCCGCTTGGTTAAATTCTTTGCCCACGGATTGTGGGACGCCTGCTTTCTTAGCAAACGATGGGTTGTTAGCCACCGCCGCCATGAAATTATGTTGCTTCTTACTCGTCGACGGCATCTTTAGCCTTAGTACGTTTGGTCATTTCACGAACAGTATCAGACTCCCAAATACGAAGGCCGAGGTAAATGATCGTGAACAGAGAAGCCAGAGGTGGAAGCCACGTGACCATAACGCCAACAGTTGTTAAGACCGCTGCGCCATCTGCAACTGCTTTGGCTGTGTCATGCTGTGTCATACCATACGTCCTTTAGTCTTGCCTTTTATAGCGCAACCATCGGCTGCAGTTACATAACCACCATCGGCGCAATTCCAAGCCCTTAAAGACTTATTGATCCGTGAATCCGGATCGTTTGCCGTCTTCTCGCTGGTCAACTTCTTTTTCATGCCGCTCATCCTCGCACAGAAAGAGTCGCGCCGGGAGCCGCCTTCTGGCTGGGGCCGTTTCAAGTTCATACCTTGCGCTTTGGCAGAGGCTCGCCCCTTGGCGTTCAAGCCGCCCTCGGGGTTCTTGCCTTCTTTCCTCGTCCATGCTGGTGACTTAGCCATAATAAATTTGTATTGAATCCATATTGGAAATTTCTGCATATACCGATGTATTTGCACGTATTCCTTCACCCGGAATAGTCGGCGTATTACTAAAATAATCGCCAGCAAAACTTTCGTAGGTAAGAATCCACCGACCAACTGCATATACAGCCGCAGTACTTGTAATGGTACGTGAGTTAATATCGGTTAGCGTAAAGGTATCTGCGCCCGTTCTAGTGATAATATATGTGCCGTCAGTAGCTGAAACACCAGAACCATTTGCTACAAAATGAATACCAATACTCGTGCCGGTAGTAAGTCCATGAGCAACTTTAGTTACTGTTACGGTATTGCCACTTTGAGCATACGTTACGCTTGATGATACGGGAACGCTTGAAGCATCGAATAAAATTACATATCCAGCAGAAGCTCCACCTGTAAAAGACATTCCTTTAACCCGTGTACCGTAATTTACAAGATACCCGCTAGAATTTAAATGCGCCTGTTTTACGTCATATTGCATTGTCATAATCAATCTCCTTTAAAAACGGGGCCGAAGCCCCTTGGGTTGATTAAGCGTCTGCGAAGGGTGTAGCAACAACACCAGAGCCGTTAAGCAGGCCGTTAACCATGTACTTGTTAGCTGCAATTGCAACAATCTGAATCCATGTGCCCGCCACGCCGCCAGTTGTTGTACCGTTCAAGTTAATGAAGTCGTTGGTTGCGCCTGCTGTAAAGCCAACCACAGCGCCAGAAGTATCTGTGTCAACAGAAATTAAAGAGCCAACAAACTTGTCAGTGCCGTCTGTACCGATCTTCAACGAACTTGTAGAGATGGTTGTAGGAACCCAGATTGTGTATACAACGCCTTCGTTGTTAAGGGTGTTTGGGTCTTGGCCGGGGCCAGATGTAACGGGGTTAGTTGAAACATTGATTGCGGGTAATGTCAATGTCAATGCCGCTGCCAAAGAACCACCAACAGAAATAATGCGACCGCCATGAGCTTCAGGGGTTAATGTGGTGCTTGTTGTGATGTCAATTACAGACGCTGGGCCTTGTTGATAAATGCCGCCCAATGAACGAACTGGGCCTTGAAACGTAGTGCGTGCCATGATGTATTCCTTACATGCAAGTTGAGGTGTTCTGTCTGCATG